CTCCATGAGCTGCTCTTTATCCTGAATCCATTTAGTAGATACTCTTTTAATAGGATTGTCATCATGGTCTTCTATCCTTGCATATAGAGCTTCATTCCTTTGATCAAAGTCTCTGTCTTCGTCACATATATCATAGACATGATACTGTATTGATTTCGTTAAAGGATTAGTAGACTTCTCTCTCTTGACAGCAGCAGTAATCTGCTGGAAAGTTAAGTCATGGTTGTACAACTCACCATCAAATATATCTCCAGGTTCCATCACCCCTACTAGATGCTGTGGTAAATGGTTAAGAACAGTGAACTCTTTACCCTTACGACTAAAGAATCTTATAGTATGATAACGACCCATAACAGCAGTACATCTAATACCATTAAGTTTAGGCTGAGCATAACAAGGAAACACAATAGCATGTCCCCTCTTACTATATTCCAACGCAAGCATAGGTAGCTTAACCATATCTTCTTTCTTGGGTAATACTTCATAGTAATTATTATCTTTCTTTTTGTTCCAAGTAGATTTAGCTTGAGACAAAGCTTGCTCCCAAGGTGAAGTCTCATTAGACCTACCTATATTCTTGCCAACTTTAATTTCTTTCTTATCAACCTGCTTCTTGCCATCAGAATAGCCATGCATAGTAACTATAGTAGGATAGTTAGAATCGTATACTGATATAGACCACTCTTTAACTTTACCCTTTTTAGATAAACCATACAAAGTAGGCAATCTTTCAACTGTATTTCTTTCCATTATAACTCCTTAGTATAAGATAGACCGCAAGGGTCTCCGTGGACAACACTGGGCCCGGTACCATGGTGTCCGCAGCTGCATGCGCATGCATGTCGCCCCAGATCTCATCTTCCGTGAGATCTGGTTATGTAACAAAATAATACATCGTATTATATAGATAGATAACGAATGTTATCTCTCGATGTCCTCCCGGCGCTGGTCCATAATTTCCATTACGGTAACATTAGCTGGAGGACTTCGAATGCTTTTCAAGTGCACACCTGCAGCCGGAGCTGCGGGCATGCCATGGAATTCACCTCACGTTGAATTCCAAAGCTACACAAATATTACTTTCAGTAATAAGATTTTTGATAAATAATTATCAAAATTAAATCTAGGATCTTTCCATATCTTTTCTAGATTTCATTTTCATATACTTTTCATGTCTTCTTTCTTTATCTTTCTCTAATCTTTCTGATCTATATCTTAGTATATCGATACAAAAATCCTCTTCAGGATACTCAACATCTTTTATGATGTCATTTAGTTTGTTTTTATTTATGTCAAACACATATCCGTTAAGCCTCACCATTTTAATACCATTTTCTTCACAGAATATCTCTTTACTGTTATCCAGCTTCTTACTTTCTATAAAGCCGTTAACATCCTTATGAAAAAATTCATTAAACTTTTCGTGTTGCTCACCATCGTACTCAATAGCTATTCCAAGCTCTAGTACAAAAATATCAAATCTTTGATTAAGATCCGGTATAAACAATTCGTATACAACCTCATACTCTGAGTATATTTGTTTGACTAACTCGAATAAATATCTCTGAGGTTCTGAACCCCTACCGTCACTATTAGATCCCATTATATATCAGGAATAATCCCCATCGCATGAAAAAACGACTTGTAACTATCCCACGCCTCTACATTATCTATCTTCATAAAGTTATCACTTCGATATAAATCTATATCAAATCTATTAATAACTTTCTCTATATACATCTTACTTGTATTATTATCCAGTATTACTATGATCTGGTCATTGCTATCTAATAGCGATGCAACAACCTCTTGATAACCATAAGTATCAACTACTGGTTTACCTTCTTTCTCTTTAAGAGCAAAAAGTAATCTCATTTTTCTTCTATTCCTATTGCTTTAACATAGGAAAGCACTTTCTTCTTGCAGGACACACCCTACATTGCAACATGTTTATATCATTATTAACCATCTGTTTATTAAAATTATTCACTTGCTTTACCCTATATTCTTTTGTGTTTATCTTCTTATCAAAGATTATTTTATTAATGTGATCAATGCTATAGCATATCTCAATAACTTCATCAGGAAACAACTCTGCTTCATAAAGATACTCCAATGATAAAGCTGTATTAATATTAGACATGATAGACATGCCTGGATACATCGATAAATGTGGAGCAAATGTTATTAATGTATGTTTTTGTTTAGATAATAATAATAAATCTAATTTCAACTGGTATCTAATACCAGAAATAGTTTTATTAAACATCACATTAGTTGTTATATGATCTGAATCATTCATGTATTCAGTAATCATATTAGTAATCTGTATAAACCTAACCCAGTTTACAGCAGATATTTTTATATTTTCATCAGTAGCTTCCAGATATTTCCAAACTCTTTCAGTATACATACGCTCAATAGATTTCATATTCACCTCTTCAAGGAACGTCTCTATTGATCTATAAGTCATGATAGCAAAAAATAATCCAAGATCATCTACTGAAGATTCTAAATCCATATTCAAACTAGGTAATATATTTTTAAATAATGCATATCTATCATCAAGTTGAGATGCCTCAGGGCAATAAGCCCTGAGTGCAATATCATTAACACTATTCATCATTTAGCCTCGTCAACACCGAAAGAATTTAAAGCACCATAGTCTCCCTGAGATTGTTCCTCAAGTACAGCACTCTCCATTGCCATCCTATTAGCATTCTCAATATTCTTAGCATGCTGTTCAGTTATCTGCATATACATAGCCTTATCAGGATAGAATTGATAATGAATAGTACCCTTATAAGAATTAATCTTATTCTTACCAAAGTCTTCTTCAATAATGGGTATCTGTTTGCCTTCAGTATCTAAACTATACTTACATGCTTGCTCTCTCATGTCATGAAGCTCACTATATAAATGAAGAATAGCATTCGCATCATACTCCAGAGCTACTGTCTCAGCTAAGTCACTATTAGTAGGCTTATTACCTTTAACTAATTTTCGATACTCAGCTGTAGTAAATATAGTAGCACCATAAGTGGTACACACCTGCTTAAGATCTTTAGATAATGTTTTATACTTAATACGACCATCTTCTAAACCAGGAACATCTACTAAGTGAAAGTTATCTAAGAACATAATGATTCTTTTCTCAGGATACATTTCAGCATAATGTTTAACAGTACTGTTTATGAAATCAATACTACCACCTTGCTCCCTATCTAATACAACAAGACGCTCTTCTCTAGTTAATTTAAATAGATTCTGGTAAGAGAGTTCCCTCTCTGCCATAATCGCATCATACTCCATGTTATCCTTAAATAGGAATGGAGTAGCAACCTTATTAATATTAATTAGATCAAACAAATCTTTATTATCATGAAAATTTCTCATAGCCATATCATAAGTAACAAGTCGAGGTACTAACTCCTTAGCAGAATCATCAATAGTTAATATAATAGGAACTACATCATCATTATACATACCAAGATTCCAAGCAAGATTACAAAACTTAGAAGTCTTACCAGTATTACCAGTACCACCAAGCACTATCATTTTACCTCTAAGATCACCTGACAAAGCAATAGCTAAGGTATCAAAATTAGGACCAAAATTCAAAGCTACATGTAGCTCTTCTGATTCTTCATATTGTTTTATACCAAGCATATTATTAACTTGGCTCTCAGGAGTTAAGGCAGATGCATTCCTTTCTTTCTCTATATTATATAGATCACTAATACCTCTCTGTAATATAATTTCAGGAGAATCAGATCTCTTATCTAAGAGAGATTTAATATTATCAACTACACCAGAACGCTTACGCTGTACCTTAGCTTCTTCACTATCAGCTATCTTATCTAGTTCATCTTTAATTACCTTATCAGAGTAACCAGTATGTGCAGACAGATCTTTAATCATTCGCTCTCGTCTAATAGGCGAGGGCTCATTCATTATGATAGGAATCATACTAAAGCATATAGATTCAGGATCAGCTTCATCATCATTAAGAAACTCCATGAGTCTCCACTCAAATGGATCTATCTTAGGAAGTTTAATAAACTCTTCTAAGCTATTGTTTCTTATGAATAAATCTGGATCAACCTTAATGATCTCGCCATCTTCAGTGACTTCCTCTAAGAATATAAATCTTATCTTAAGATCATGAACACTTCTTAAGACATTATCTAGTAAGACCTTTGCTTTCTTCTGGCCTTCTTTATCGCCATCAAGACACACAACAACATCATAAATTCCATTCCTTCTACATGTATTTAAGTGGTGTTCACTTAACTCAAGTGAACCAATAGCCACTGCATTAGTTAGACCTGCTAACTGCAATGTAATAGCATCACCATAGCCTTCCACTATGTATAGTGGAGGCTTCTGGTTCTTAGCTTCATGAAGTAAATATAATCTCTCACTCTTTCGATAGATATTACATTTTATACCAGTTGTCTTAGTATTATTAAACTTAGGACCATTAATGAGACGATTATTATCGTCTTTAATCCCATCATACTTAAGATTTCTAGAAGCAAATCCAACAGGTCGTCCATAGTCATCACACACCGTAAAAATTAAATTATCAGGAGAAAATATATTCTTATTATTTAAATCTATTTCATCTAAAAATCTTGCTGAAAACCCAGCAAGCTTTATGA